GGATCGTAATCCTTGATGAACAGAAACTGTTCTAGGAGCTTAGATGCTCTGACCCACGTGCAGACGCACTGCCTAAGTAGACGGAAAATTCATGATGGATGTGAGTCCATCGGCCTTTGAAGTTTATGTAAACAGTTGATCGTACCTGAAGTGCAAAGGGGGTTTATTCCTTTGTAGCTTCAGTAAAACGACTAGGCTAACGACCTATCCCTCGTCAGGGTGCCTGCAGCCTTCTCCCGAAAGGAGAAGAAACTGAAGTGGTTAAAGTTCGGACCTTCCCCCGAAAACGGAAGGAAACCTTAATTAAACATGAAAAGAATCTTTGATTCCATCTGTCGATTTAAGGTGTCCGGTATCGATAACCTGGCAACTCCATCTGTAAAAGGATGGGGCCAATTACCTTCTTATCTTTACAAGATTTGATTTGTAATTGGTGGTCGTGGTAGCTTATTTCTGTTTAGATCAACGCGAAAGGCGGTTGATGAACTGAAAATGATTTGGATGGTACAAGGTTCTAAGGGAGTAGTTCTCTACCTTAAGACCGCCTCAATGAGTCTGAACCAGGCTCTTGGAGGTTTCGTGGTTCCTTCGACTAACCCTAGAATTTCTAGGACTCGAAGAGGGTTTCCTCGAATTATACCTTCTAACCATAGGAAATTGATCTCTAAGGGATCATCGGTTGGTTGAATGATTGCAAAATACTGATTATCAGTATTTAGCATTCTTCGAATCATCCGTTTTGAACCCAAAATCGATCTCTCTTCTATAACCTTAGAGGGGAAGGATAGTCATAAATATGATCACCTTATGAGAAAGTTCTCTGAACTTTTCATTGGTAGATCTCGTTTAAGAAGCGTCTTCAAGAACCTTAAAAGGTCCTTTAGGATGTTTCCGATTCTATCTTCTGCTCCAGGGTGTCACACAGGTTTGTGGTCCTCTCATCCGCTCGTTCTGTTTAAGCAGAACTTGGCTGGATTGTATGGACCTAATTCATCTATGTGACCAGCCTTAATGGCCTGATGCCGGACACTATGTCCTGAGTGGTATCTCCCCCGGTTAACTTCCGGGAGTAGAGTTCCAACCAGTTATCATAAGTCGTCCTTGGTATTAGGTCGATTAGGGTTTAAGGAAGAGCCCGCAGGTAAACTGCGGGTGTTTGCTATGGTAGATGCTTTCACTCAGTGAGCGATGTATCCCCTTCACCGTTTTCTATTTCGGGTTTTATCCCGTCATAGAACGGATGGAACTTTTGATCAGCTTAAACCGATCAAATTTATCCAAAACAAGGGAACACCACTCTATAGCTTAGACCTAAGTTCAGCGACTGATAGACTCCCTGTTGAATTTCAACAAAGATTATTAGCCACTGTGCTTGGACCCGAATTAGCTTTCCTATGGAAAGAAATTCTGGTGAACCGAGATTTCTCGGTTCCCCCTCATAATGGAAGAACTATCCGTTATGCAGTGGGACAACCAATGGGTGCACTAAGTAGCTGAGCTATGTTAGCTTTTACTCATCACTTCATTGTTCAAGCTGCAGCCTGAAAGTCAGGTTTCCCCAAAACAAAATTGTTTAAGGGATATGCTCTCTTAGGAGATGATATAGTTATATCAGGTTCTAAGGTGGCAAAGGCCTATCTTTCAATATTGGATTCGCTTGGAGTAAAGTGTGGTATTCATAAATCGATCATCTGTAAAGATGGATCGGTCTTAGAATTCGCAAAGAGAACAATGTGAGGGGAATATGACGTGAGTCCTATTACTCTGACAGAGTTCCGAGCCGCGGTAACTAACGTGGCAGGATTCCTAGCTTTCATAAAGAAATATAGTCTTTCCTTACCAAGGGCTCTAAGGATCCTTGGGTATGGGTATAAAGTTCAGGGTGCGGCTACATCACCGTTCCATTTACT